CGTATTACCGAAACCTCGGTATAGACAGCCCCGAAGAAGTTAACAGAAATGAATTTTTAGCTTTTATTTCTTACGCAAATGGGTATAATATAGAACATGATCAAGTCGTTTATTCAGATCTTCGTGGCAGTGATATCTCTAGTTTTTATCGTCGAGACAATCAGAGGTAATAAAATCGACGCTAGAATCGAACCTGAATACTCCAACCTACAAGTCCTTTATAAGATCGGCTGCTCTAAGGCTCCACCTAGACACTCAATCTTTGTATCTAAGCTAAAGAGTAGCGAAAAGGGTGTTATTGGGGTCTGTTTAAAGGGATGGCTAAGAAATATCATTATCATCGACGAAGACTTCTTTAATAGCGCCGATAAGAGATATATAGAATCTACTCTAGCACATGAAATGTCCCATTGTTTCCTAGACATAAAACATCGAAATAATCCCAATAGTTATATGCACGAGATTATTTCTAGCGATATTACCAGAAGTAGACTTTATTTTGAATTTTTATTAGATGTAAGAGAGAATTGTCGTTAAGGATGAAATGGGTTGTTTCCACTCTTAGGTTTTCGTAGTTGAATATGACACCATCCAACCGTTGCTGTGGGATGTTCGATGTATAAACCCTTTTCAGTAAGCCAGTCTATGTTATCCAAACACCATTGATCAAGCTTACCATCTGAGTCTTGTAAATCGACAGCTAGTCCAGCTAAGTGGGCGCTTCCTGTAGGGATTTTTAGCTCGGGTAGGCTCTTAGCTTTTCTCTTTTTATTGATGTCATCATAGATCCGAATATGGTCGTCCATGCTTCTGTAGCCGGAGGTGATCTTTCGTCCCTCCCCGAACTTATTTAGAACATCGTTAACAGCCGGTATAAGGCTGTTTACATTGCCTAGGTGCTCCTTAGACAGGTCGGATAGGGAATTCGATCCTAGGTAGTCTAGGACGCTTATATAGGTGATTTTCTTTTGAGCCATGGCTACAGAGTCCTCTTTGTGTAGAGTTTGGTCGGTTTTCTTACAGCAGAACGAGCAAGAATAGCATCTCATCCACTCTTTTAGAGTCCGATGAGCCTTCATAACCGCCCGGCATTCTTGACAAATCACGATACTCATAGATAGAGTTGTTATTAACAACTTTAAGGTAGCATTGGGAAATTGTAATGCCGACAACCTTTTGTAAGGTATTGAAATTATTGAGCGGCTCACACAAAAGTAACGATATAAAATAGTTAAGAGGTGTTATATGTTGGAAGTTACTAAGTATATTCCGTTAGGTCTTTTTACGCTTTTTGCGTCTAAACTCTTGATATTAGGGAATATTTCTCTCGAAAGTTGTCTTATTTTATTGATTTTAGGTAGTATGCATGCTGTCTATCACCTAAAACTCAAGCTAGATAGCAATAAAGAGTTACTAAAGCGCATGGAAGCTATTGAAGCCTCCAGAGCTACAGAAAAAGAAGAACTAGAGAGAATTAAAGCAGTAATTAACACCGTTAAAGCAGCGCAAGGGTTGAGGTCGGCTAATGTTCGATGAGATGATCAAAGAATTCAAAGAGTTTGGCGAACTGAAAAGCTTCGCTGAATCTCAAATGAAGACTATCCAAGAACTTTCCAAACGGATTGTTACATTGGAGCAGGAACGAGATCATCTTAAGCATATTTTAGAGACAACAACCGACCTTCTTGAAAAACCAAAAATCCTCTTATTTGAAAATTATAATAACGACGAAGAAGTTATTGCTAAACAACAGCTAGCAATGCTTAAACAACGTTCTGATACAAGCGAATTGACTTTAGAAGAAACGAAAAAAGTTGCTGAGTATTCTAAAATCCTACGCGAACTTGGTCAGAAAAAAGATAATAAAAAAGAAATCGAAGTCAAAGCTTTAAGCGACGACGAGTTATTGAAGTTACTCAATGAGCCAACAGATCAGCAGAGCACAAGCAGTTAAAGAATTCTGGTATAGGGGAAACCTAAGCTGGAAGTTACACTCTGTTCAAAAAGAGATGTATAAAATCTTTTACTCTTCTGAAAAAAATTCAACACTCGTTTGGCTTCTTAGTCGTCAAACAGGAAAATCGACGCTATTATCAATACTTGCAATCGAACAATCACTCAAAAAGAAAAACTCTGTTGTAAAACTTCTCACCGACACAAAAGTTCACGCAAAAATGATCTTCGAACCGATTTTCAAAGACATTCTAGATACTTGCCCCGACGAACTTAAACCTCGTTATTCAGAAAAAGACTACGCATATTATTTTAATAACGGTTCTGTGATTCAATTAGCTGGTAGCGATAACGGCCACTACGAAAGACTTCGGGGACAAAAATCCGAGTTGGTTCTAGTAGATGAAGCTGGGTTTTGTGATAACTTAGACTACGTTATTTCGTCGGTTCTTTTCCCTACAACAACACACACTGGCGGAAGAATCGTTCTAGCGTCAACGCCGTCTCCAGACTCCGACCACGACTTTATTAAATTCACAGAGAAAGCTGAACTGGATGGTCTTCTTACGAAGAAAACTATCTACGACAACCCACTTCTATCTAAAGAACAAGTAGAACGAATTGTTAAAGAAATGGGTGGAGTCTCTTCTGTTAAGTTCCGAAGAGAATATCTTTGCGAGCAAATCAAAGATGAGAGTCTATCGGTTCTACCAGAATTCGATGAAATTCTAGAACAAGATATCGTTAAGGAATGGCCTAGACCGCCCTTTTTCGATGCATACGTTTCGATGGATCTAGGCGGACGCGATCTAACTGTTGCGTTATTTGCATATTACGACTTTAGAGCTGATAAAGTTATTGTTGAAGACGAGTTGGTAATGGATTTTAATAAATCCGAAAACACAATTCAAAAACTAACAGAAGAGATTCTTAAAAAAGAGTCTAATGTTTTTCTTGATGTTATCACAGGCGAGGTTAGAAAACCTTATATACGAGTAAGCGATATTAATTATATTGTTACTCAAGAAATTTCTAAATATAGCAATAGGTTATTGTCGTTTAGTATTCCAAGAAAAGACGACAAAGATGCAGCAATCAACAACCTAAGAGCTATGCTTTCTGCTAAAAAAATTATTATACATCCTAGATGTCAGACACTAATTCGACATCTTCGAAATGTTAAATGGAATAAAGCTAAAACATCGTTCGCTCGTTCGCCAGATAACGGCCATTACGATGCTACAGACGCTTGTATTTATTTAACAAGATCGATTAGTTATGGAAAAAATCCATACCCTAACCACTACAATTTAGATATGAGAAATGTCTATCTCCCGTCCAATCCAAAGTCAACAGGAAATCAAACAGTTGACGTTTTCAAGAAAGTTTTTAAAAGGTAATTTATGATCGACAAATCCAAAGAACCTGGACGTTATGACGAACAATACTTTGCTGCTAAAGAAGCCAAAGATGTTGCTAGTGTTGTTTTAGATAAGAGTCAGACATTCTTCAACTTTCTTCGTTATAATGCGTACATCAACAAGATTAATAGATCTTGGAGATTCTACCACGGCGCTTTTAATCAAAGCGTTGACGGAGCGCATCAGGTTGACTTCTCGGGCGAACAAGGCGAACTTGTTATGCTTCCGATCAACCACTATCGGAATATCGCCCAACATATTTACACAATGATTACAGCTAATCGTCCTGTTATGGATGCTAGAGCTGTTAATACCGATGCTAAGTCTATGGCTCAAGCTGCTGTAGCTAATCAGATTCTTGATTACTACATGCGTGAGAAACGTCTTGAAGAGGCAATCAAAAAAGCTAGCGAGATGTCTATCGTTTTGGGTGCTGGGTTTATTAAACTAGCTTGGAACGCAACCGCTGGCGACATCTATGATGCTGACCCTGAAACTGGTGAACTTAATTACGAAGGTGAACTTGAGTTTACAACACATTCGCCGTTAGACGTTGTTGTTGACGGAACAAAAGAAGGCTGGGATAACGACTGGATTCTTGTTCGTTCATTTGTCAATCGGTATAATCTAATAGCTAAGTATCCTGAATTACGAGAAAAACTTCTCGGCATTCCAACTAAAAACCAATCCTCTTATTTCTATATGTCGATGTGGTCAAACGACCAGACCGACGATGTTGCTGTCTATGAGTTCTTTCATCGAAGAACCGAAGCAATGCCTGAAGGTCGATATCTTCTTTTCTGTGATTCTGAAACTGTCATGATCGACATGAAGATGCCTTACAGAACTATTCCAATCTTCCGTATAGCGCCGTCTGATATCATGGGTACTCCGTATGGTTACAGCCCAATGTTCGATCTAATGCCAATCCAGGAGCAAATCAACGCTCTTTACAGCGCGGTAGCCACTAACCAAGCTGCTTTTGCTGTTCAGAACGTATTTGTGCCTAGAGGTTCAGATCTAACCACGTCGGCTCTTGAGGGCGGTCTAAACATTATCGAAGGTAATGCAAAACCTGAAGCAGTTCAACTAACTTCTTCACCTAAAGAAGTGTTGGAGATGATCCAAATGATGGAAAAGAATATGGAAGTTCTTTCTGGAGTTAATAGCGTCGCTAGGGGCGACCCAGAAAAGTCCTTGAGATCGGGTACATCTTTAGCGTTGGTGCAGTCTATGGCACTACAGTTCATCTCCGGGCTACAACAAAGCTACGTTCGACTTGTTGAAGACGTTGGAACTGCTGTAGTTCAAATCCTTAAAGATTTCGCTACAACTCCTAAGACAATCGCTCTTGTTGGTAAGTATAACCAATGGGAATTGAAGCAGTTTACTGGCGAAGACATTAACTCGATTAACCGGGTTATTGTTGATGTCGGTAATCCGCTCAGTAAATGTCTAGCACTAGACACTCCTGTATTAATGTACGACGGGACGATTAAAGCTGTCCAGTATATTAGAGTTGACGACCAGATCATGGGTCCTGACTCAAAACCTAGAACAGTTAGTTCTATTGCTCGCGGTCAAGAAATGATGTATGAGGTTGTTTCTAAAGATGAAAATAGGGGTATTAAGTATGGCTGCAACGAAAGTCATATACTAACTCTTAAGTATTGTTCAGACGACTATCGTTATAATGCCAAAAAAGGTGATATTATTGATATTTCAATAAAGGAATACAATCAATTAACTGGAAGACAAAAAAGACTTCTTCAAGGTTTTACTACTGGTATAGAATTTCAAGAAAAAGATCTACCAATTCCTGCGTATATTTTAGGTCTTTGGTTGGGCGACGGTAGTTCAAATTCACCAACATTAACATCAATGGATGAAGAAATTGTTTCCGAATGGTGTGATTTCGCAAATAAAATTGGTTTGTCTGTTAGAATTTCGAGTAATGGTGAATCTAATAAATCTAAAAACTATCACATAACATCAGGTATACAAAACGGGAGATCGGATAGAAACGCTTTTACCAATGAGTTAAGATTGATGGAAGTATTAAATAATAAACATATTCCACATTTTTATAAAACTGCGTCAAGAACTCAACGATTAGAGCTTTTAGCTGGTTTAATCGATACAGATGGACATAGAGTTAATGAAACGTTTATTTTTACACAAAAAAATAATACATTAACTAACGATGTCGTATATTTAGCTAAATCACTCGGTTTTAGAGTTACAACAAGAAAATTTAAAGCAAAATTTTCTTCTAAAGGCACCCACCCAGAAGGTGAATATAATAAGGTTTCTATTGGAGGAAATACTTGGGAGATACCAGTTAGACTTCCTAGAAAAAAAGTAACTGAAAAAACGAAAGCTAGAGATCATCTAAACTACGGAATTGATGTTATCCCCGTTGGCTATGGAGATTATTATGGGTTTACATTAAAAGAAGAACCACATTTCGTGTTGGGCGATTTTACAGTTACACATAATACGCTAGCCGGGCGAGTTCAGATGGCTGAACAAATGCTCCAGATGCAGATTCTTAAAAATCCTCAACAATACATCGAGGTTATGAACACAGGTCGTCTGGATGCTATGTATCAAGGCGATCAAAAGATTATGCTTTCTATTCGTCGTGAGAACGAAAAGCTTATGGAAGGTAAACCTGTAAGGGCGCTAGCTACCGACAAGCATAAATCTCATATCGACGAACATACTGCAATTCTTTCCGATCCAGATCTTAGGGAAGATCAGGAGTTAGCAGCTAATGTTCTCGCTCATATCCAAGAACACATAGACCTTCTTCGTAATACCGATCCAGCACTCCTCATGATGCTTGGCGAACAACCACTTCCACCTCTCTCTGAGATGCAACCACAGCCTCCAGGCGGTGCTCCAG